TATGTATCATATGGCACAGCGGGAAAGTGATAACACCGCACATGTGGTTAATCAGTTTGGAATGTTGGGTAAATACCAGTTTAGTCCCACTACTATCAAAATGTTGGGATTTAATATATCCAATGCAAAATTTCTAAACAATCCTAAACTTCAAGATTCTGTTATGATCGCCAATTTACGTCTAAACAATCAAGAATTAAACTCTATTATTAAAAAATATGAAGGAAAATTAGTAAAGGGAATCAAAATTACACGAGCAGGTATATTGGCAGCCGCACATTTAGCCGGACCAGCGCATGTCATGAAGTTCTTTGCAAATGCAAATGATGCAATAGGACTACAGGATGCAAATGGAACTAGTGTGAGAGATTATCTTCAATTGTTTGCCAAGCATAACATCAAGAACGAGCATCTATTATGATATTGTTAAGCATTAGCGCAGTACTAAATGTCGTATTACTATATGCAGCATGGAACTCCGTGCGTAAAATAGAGATGTTAGAAGATACACTCGGTAATTTATATTCCCGCATACAAGGTACACTAAACACAATGCGGGAGCTAGACGAAAAACAGATGTTTGAGAACGACGATGAAGTGGGAGATGTATTCGCACAAATCACGGACACTGTTAATGAGTTGCGCCCGTTCATCTATGGGAGCGTCAATGCAGATGGTCAAGAAGAAACAAGTACTAGGTAAAATTTATTTTACACAAGAAACCGAAAACGCAATCATCAAGTACAACAAGACAGATGATTTAGAAGAACGCGAAGAAGTATACAGAGAATTTATACAAGCCCCGTTTGATAAGTTGGCAGAAAATGTCATCAATCGGTTTAAATTTCCATACATGACAGGTTCCTTTGATGATGTTAAGTCAGAGGTAGTGTCTTTTTTGGTTATTAACATCCACAAATTTGCAGAAGGCAAAGGCAAGGCATTTTCCTATTTTAGCGTGATTGCCAAAAACTATCTTATATTACACAATAACAACGCTTATAAGGACGAAAAGCGGTCAGTATATTTGGTAGATAAAGTAGATGATGCCTTTATGTTGGAAGAAATCTTGATTATAGAACCAGCAGATCAAGAACTGCAAAGCGATATGCGTGATTTTACGCAGTTGCTTGTGCAATACTGGGATTTCAATTTAACCAAGATCTTCAAAAAGAAGCGAGACATAGATATCGCTACCGCCGTGGTGGAATTACTTCGTCGAGTAGATGGTATTGATAACTTCAATAAGAAGGCACTGTATCTTATGATTCGTGAAATGACTAATCATAAGACTTCGCACATCACGAAGGTTATTAATAAGATGAAAGTCCATGTATTTGCAAAAATGCAGGAATTCCGCAGAACCGGACATCTTGCAGATCCATCCAACTATTTTACATATAAAAAATAACCTTTAACTATTTATAGAATAGTAACTTGGAGGTTATAATGAGCTTAGACAAAGAAATATTTGATGGAAAGACACTTTCCGACCTATTTTCCGAAATTTACAAGAATACGGATACCAAAAGACAACAAATTAATACGTTTGTGTCTAAATTGGTCATGTTAATCCGCACCCCAGAAGATGCGGCGGTGATTGGTCCTATTATAAAAGATTTTATTGAAGTAAATGTCAAAAACGACGAACATTTAGTTCGTGTCGCCCAAATTGCCCAACGTATTGTCGGAGTAATGTCAACTGGCGAGACTATTGATGGGCTATTGACTGAAGAAGAAAAGCAAAATCTGCTGAAGGACATTAAGTTAGAAGTAGAAGAAATGCAGGATGACGGCAAAAATATCGAAGAAAATATCTTCGCTATACAAAAACGAGTCAATTAATGCAACCAGGTGGCTTTCGTGTAACAAACAGACAAGGTGGACAAAAAACATTAATGCCCGGGGCTGACTACGGCAGTTCAGCCCAGGCGCAGCCGTTTATTTATGATGTTGCCCAAGTGGAAACTGTTATTTATAATGAAGAAAGCACAACACCAAATATTGGCCAATATTCACAAACTCGGTCCGACGAAACTGCAGGTCGTATTCAATTTCGTTTGTTATCAATAGATCAGCAAACAAAACGAAAAGATTTAAGTTGGGCAGATCCCCTTACTCCATACCAATCCGTGTTCCCTATTATCGGGGAGCATGTATTGATATTTAAGGCACTTGGTCGCTATTATTATATCGGTCCATTAAATACCAATCGCAATATTACGCAAAATACATCACCATTATTGGGCGATACGGTAGAAGCAGCCGGTAGCACCCATCAACGCGCTAGGGAAAGTTTGGCAGGTATTACCAGAACCATGTCAAATGCGGGTAATACTAATAGAAGCAAATTTAAAGACATTAACGTTAATCCGTTAAAAGTCTTTGAAGGTGACATTGTATTACAAGGTCGTTATGGTAATTCCATACGATTTGGTAGCAGCCAACGCAGCGGACCAGCGAGCCAACAAAATCCTAACATTATTATTCGTGCAGGACAGGCAAAGAACGCCCCAAAAACAGGGAATGCGAAATTAGCACTGACCATTGAAAATACAAACAATGACGCCAGTTCTATTTATCTATCATCAAACGAAACCATTGCGTTTAGTCCCGCCACACTATCCAGCAAAGCATTTTTAGCATCGCTAAAGAATAGACCTGGTGTATTTGATGGCGCACAAATATTAATTAATTCCGACAGAGTAGTAGTGAACGCCAAGGATACATCTATATTCCTATTTGCAAAACAAGGTATTCACTTAAATGCCATATCGGAAGGAATTACACTGGACGCCGAAGGAGTGATCATATTACGCTCCGAGTCCAATACCACCATAGCCGCTAAGAGCACAGTATTGTTGAAGAGCGAAGCAGATATTACAGTGACTGCTAAGCAATATTTAACAATGGATGCAGATAAGCGCATGACATTACGAAGTAATGAAATTTATATGGGTGGCTATAGTAATATGTCACAACCACTGGTCTTGGGCACGACATTAAAATTATTCTTATTAGAATTGAAAGAAATATTTAAGGTGGCACAACCACTAACACTCCCAGGCTCAGGATTAGTAAGTCCTGTATTTTTGGGGTTGATGGAATTGCTGTATGCAAAGTATATGGTGTTGCCGGGTGTTGTCAATCCCCTCTGGGCATCTAATGATAATTTTGCATTAAAGTCTAATACGCAAACTGCTGGCTCAACGGTCACGGTATAGTATATGTCCGATAAACGACTGGATCTAGTAGCCACTACATTAAAAAATTTGGGTACGGGCGCTAGTGAACGCATAACCGCAATTTCACAGATACCGGCTGACATAAACAGTATTACAAAAACCGCAATTATGGCACAAGCCCGGCAGGAAGTATTGCGCGGTGGTATGTCCGATGCTATGTATAATATTACGCAAAAATTCCTGCAGGAAGAATTAGCAAAAGGAGTAGATTCTCGCTTATCAAATTTCAAACCCGCCATATTAGCGGGTAATGCACTGCAACGTAAAAATACAAGCACGGTGGAGGGAAGTGATCCTGCAGCAACAACATCAACAGCACGAAAAGCTGCAATGGCAGGATTAGATCCCATAACAAAAAAAATTACTGATGAAATTGATAAACTCACCAAATTAGCAGATACAAAGAATATGCTGATGCAGCAGTCCAGTGCGATTTTTGCGCAAATTAATGCATTGACGGAACGATTGAATGGACTGACAGGGAACTTCGGCGCACAGCAATTACAATTATACCAGCAACAATTAGATAGTCTGCAGACGGTCTACGATACTACCACGGCTGCTATAGATACAATTACTGCTCTGTATAACGCGAAATACGAAACATTACAAAAATTAAATCTGCTATATATAGAAAAAAAGAAGACAATACTAGATATTATTGATACATACCAGAAGTTACTCCGCTTGCCAGAAATTCCAAGGAGTATCAAATTTCCAAAATTACCAAAGCTTCCCAATATCAATCTTTCCAAGGCTGATTTTAAGCAGCAATTTTCTAATTTAGTGACTGCGGTGGTGAATGCATCAAAAGTGGCAGCACAAACATCATTGAAAAACGCAGAGAAACAATATCAACCCAAGTTAGCTACTGAAAAGCCGACTGACGCCTTTACTACAGCAGTTTCGTCTGCAAAAAAGGCACTGGGACAGGCGGAAGCACGAATCAATGCGCTTAACGCAGCAAAACAGGCAGCAATAGATACGGTCACCGGTGCACTAACAACACAGATCAACGGATTGATTGCCGGGGTAGCATTAACACAGCAAAATATTGCGTCTAATATTGGTAGAGTGACAGCACAAGCACAGCAAAATATTATTAATATTCAAACTGCGCAACAAAAAGCGCAGGCGCTCGCGGCCGGATTGACTCAAGGATCCGATCATTGGCGTCAATTTGCAGATACAATGACGGAAGATACGGCCACTTTGCTCGCACAAGCAGCGGCGGGTATGAAATCCGCACAAGATACGATACGGGGAAATCTAGCAGCAACAGATATCATAGCAAACGCATCGGGAGCAAGAACCCCAACGTATACGACAGACGAACAAGAAAAATTGGATGCATTACAAGCCAATATAACAACATTTTTGAATGCGGGTAGGTATAATAATTTCAAAATTGGTGTAGGCAAGGCAAAGACACTGGGCGATGCGCTCGGTCAATCTCTAAAATTACAAGAATTTAAGGCAGCATTTCCAGATGCCTTCATTAATACGTTCTATGACAAGCGAAATATAATTAGTAATGTGAATGGCGTTTATCTGGTAGTCACCGCCGTATATCAAACAAGACCGCTTGTGATCCCTGCAGCATCGGTGGTCAACCCGTAACTTAACTCGGTATTTTTCTGTAGAGAAACGCCATAAATCGTTCAAATTCAATATCTTTTGATATTTAAATAAAGGGGTAATACGGTTATTTTCTTCAAGGAGAACAATATGGATAATGCATTATTTAGGGCATATGTAAAGGAATTGGTCAAAGAACAGGTAGAAGAAACAATAGAAAAGACCGTACGGAAAATGTTACCAGAGTTATTAGGTGAAGCGGTAGCAGAACTTAAAAATACTTCTACTATTACAGAATCTGCCTCTGTTAAAAAGACCACCCCTAATCGTCAACGTATAGCAGAAATGATGGGGCTAGAACGGATAGGAGACACCCTTTCAGCCAATACAAGCACGATGCAGACACAGTTACCACCACATGTGAATCCAAATGATCCAGGTGTTAAGCTTGCGATAGACGCAATTAACAAAGATTATAGTATGCTCATGAAGAAAATAGCTACTACAAGGTAGTTTATGTCTAAGACTGTATACTTGGGATCCACGTTACCATTAGGTCGTAATCGTGTAGGATATTTTGCGACTACTACTGATCCATTGGAAAACGAAAAGTCCAAGTTTATCAACTTAATGTTGACGATGAAGGGAGAACGAGTTTCCAATCCAACATTTGGCTGCGATTTGTGGAAACTTTTGTTTGAACAAAAAACAGATAATATGCAAGATTTGGCAAAACAATACGTTACCGATGCGGTAGAACGGTTTATGCCATATCTAAAGCTACGCCAAATTTCAATCACGAATGTTGATACATTTTTGACTGACAATACTATCAATTTATATGTCCAGTATGCGTTTGCGAATAATCCACTAGCGGTGCAATCTGTTCAACTGACCATTGGTGATCTTCCGCAGGGAAGTTTAGTAAGTTCTGGTATGTTATCTACACTCTGAGATAAGCAATGGCAATATTGAATAATGATGTTATCAAAAAAATAACTGTAGCACCCAAGGAAGTCCGATATCTCAACAAAACCTTTGTTGATTTTAAGTCGGACCTTACCACATATATCAAGCAATACTATCCAACCACATGGACTGACTTTAATGAAGCCAATCCTGGCATGATTATGTTGGAAATGGCGGCGTATGTCGGTGAAGTGTTGTCATTTTATATTGATAATCAATTTAAAGAAAGTTTATTAGCATACGCAGAAGAAGAACGCAATGTTATCAACATCGCACAAGCATTTGGGTACAAGCCAAAAATTATTGCACCGTCGACAACAGAAATTCTTCTGTCACAAGTTGTACCCGCGCTAGGGTCCGGGGACGGTTATGTTCCCGATGCGACTTATATGTTGCGTATTGATAGGAACTCAACATTTTCTACTACCGGACCAAATGTTGTAAATTTCAGAACAGTGGAGTTGGTGGATTTTGCGGATAATGTCGGACGCACCATTCAGCCATATCAAATTGATCAGACAACATTACAGCCTACCACATATTTGTTTACTAAGACAGTTAACGTGTTGGCCGGTAATTTAAAGTCGCAAACATTTAGCTTTGGTGATCCTGCCAAATTCTCTGCTATTACCTTGGGCGATCCTAATGTAACCGCAATTAATAAGGTCACTGACGGTGATGGTAATTTATGGTACGAAGTAGATTTCTTGGCACAAGATACGATTATTAACGACACCGTGGTATCGTATACCGCTAATGTATCCGAATCTACGAATCCCCCATATGTTATTAAGTTCAGAACAGTACCACGCCGCTTTGTAACCAGATTAAATGCCGATTCAAATTTACAATTATTATTTGGTTCTGGACAAGGAAATGTATCTGAGGATGTTGTTTCACTAGATTATCGCCAAGTAGCCAACCCCGAGTATCAAACAAATATTGCGAATGTAGCACTAGACAATACAGACTTTTTACAGACAGATAGTTTTGGATTAGCTCCTGCCAATACCACACTCACGGTAGAATATACCACCAGTGGTGGTATAACTACGAACGTATCCTCTGGAGCCATTACCGAGGTTGGTGTATTGAATGTGGTAAACTCCACAACAGAATTTAATTCGTCCGAATTGGCATTATTTAGAGATATTGTAAGTACCGTATCGGTATTCAATACCATGCCAGCGACCGGCGGCAATGATGGAGAAACCGTAGAAGAAATTAGCCAACGAGCATTATCATTCTTGGGTGCGCAGAATCGTGTGGTGACTCGTGAAGATTATGAAAATCGTGTACTAGCAATGCCAGCAAAATTTGGAGCAGTTGCTAAAGTGTTTGCGGTATCCGATGCACAACAAAACAAGATACAAGGATTGAGTAGTCCGGACCAAGTGGGCATACAAAATGCTACATTTGTAGATGATCAACCAAAGCCAAATGCAATCAATTTATACATGTTGGGCTATAATCAAAATGGAAAAATCACCCAACTAAATTCATTAGTAAAGAAAAATGTGCAGTCATATTTATCACGATATAGAATGTTGACAGACCAAGTAAATATTCTAGATGCGTTTGTGGTCAATATTGGTATCACATTTGACATCATCGTATTCAAGAATCATAATATGTACGATGTATTGGCGGTGTGCTTAGACGCAGTACGTAATTATTTTAATACCAAGAATTGGGATATTAATCAACCGATTACTTTGTCAGACTTGCGGGTAGTGATTGCCGCACAGGATGGGGTACAGAGCGTTACCAATTTGGAAATTAATAACAAGTATTTCTATAAGGACGGCAGAGATTATCAAAACTACCGATATGACATTGCCAGTGCAACAGTTAACGATGTAGTCTATCCTTCATTAGACCCGTGTATTTTTGAAGTCCGCTATCCAGAAACCGACATCGTAGGAAATGCTACCCAATGAGAACATTTATAACACCATCAGCAGATACAACTTTGTATCAGCGGTTTCCAACCAATAATGCTGGATTAGACGAAATCCTTGAAGTGGGCAAAGTAGCCGCACCAGAAGATTTGGGTATTGCGTATACGGGAAGTTCTGCCAGAGCATTATTAAATTTTACATTACCCACAAGTGGTTCGTCACCAGCCACCGCCTCGTATTATTTAAATCTTAAAATAGCAAACGCAGAAAAGTTACCAATTAACCAACAAATATTAGTCTATCGAGTGTCATCATCGTGGACAGAAGGATCGGGATATTTTGTACAACAATCACAGAACGCCGGGGACGGTGCAACGTGGAGACAAGCCACGGCTGCCGTATCGTGGAGTGTGGATGGCGGTTCGATAGTTACTACACCATCACAAAGTGTAACATTGAGTGAGTATCCATTACAAGATTTGCGTATTGATGTCTCATCTATTATGCAACCGGTAGTATCTCAGTCATTAAATTGGTATGGATTAGCACTACGATTCCCATCGGCAAGTGATAGTGATCAAACCAATGCAGGAAATATTAAGTTCTTTTCTCGTCAAACGCATACCGTGCATGCACCTACGTTGGAAATATTGTGGGATGATAGTACCTTTAGCACTGGGTCACTAAAAACTATCCCAACAGTGTATGATATAGATATCATGCCACGTAATCCTCGTGAAAACTATGTGGTGGGCACAAAAGAAAAGATACGATTTACTGTCCGTGACAAGTATCCACAAAAGAATTTTGATGCAACACTGCGTTATAAGAGCAAGTATTATTTGCCACGAACTACCTATGTTAGTATCGTAGACGCACAAGCAAATACCACAATTGTTTCATATGATGTGGCGTCAAAGGTTAGTTGTGACCCCACTGGATCATTCTTTGTATTGGATACAACCCCATTATACAAGAACCGGTATTATACGGTCAATATCAAGATTGAGAATGGTACATCAGACACAGGATATTTTCCAGAACTCTTTACTTTTAGAGCGAAGTAAATGGCAAAATTAACGTATATAGAACGCACGGTAGTAGATCGTCCAGATTTTACTAATCCCACCCAAGATCTCAATGTACGTATTGACTTGGGTAATGGGGAAGCAGTGTCATTTACTGCCGAAAAAGAATTCTTTACACCACGAAGAATTGCAACTAATACGTCAGAAAATTTAGATTTAGATAATACCGTTCAGTATACCCCGAATAATATTGCAATAATCAAACAACCAAATTTGGATGTGGGGATAACAACACCACAATACTACGCAAACTCAACAGTAAAAGATATGTATATACCTCTATCGGTGGACACATTTTTCACCGAACTGGATAATGATTTGGCAGTACCGGAATATGTAGGTAATCAGAGGGAACAGAGGGATGCAGTACTGCGAGCGTTGGCAAATATTAATGATGCTGCTGGTGCTGCTGCGGGAGGTGACGTACTATCCTATGGTGAAGCACAACTCACAGTAGATGATGAATTTGCGCAATTGGCAGGACTACAAGATGCCGCTGCACAATTCGATCCATCAACGGTCATAACACCAGAAGAAGAAGATCAACTTGCCGCATTGGACTTTGTAGGATTGGGTGGGAATACGCCAGATATTGCAGCAGATGAAATCAATCCACTGCCAGAGATCAACGATAGTGATCTTATCCAATTTGGAAGCTCCTTACGCCCCGTGGGAGGAAAAACTGCTGGCGTGGATACAATCAATAAGGCGATTGAACTGTTAAACTTCGGTGTACAGCAAGCAGAAAAAGCCAATCCTTCAAAATTTAATGATGAAGGAAAGTGCAAGAGTATTGAAATTGCGAAAGGAAAAAAAGGAATATTTGGTATTGGGAAAAAGAATGCTAATAACGTACTCCGAGCAGATATAGAAGACCGCTTGGCAAAAGTTAAGACCGATATCACAGCACAATACGATAGTAATACGACAATTGTTAAAAATACTAGTGGTGTTCCAACCACTGTTAAAATTCAAAAGGGTGGATTATTTGGTAAATTGTTGAACGGTATTGGAAAGGCAGGAATTTTAGGAAAAATTGCAGCAGTTGTTGCTGCTCCATTGTTGGGAGTTGCTCTCTTGGCGGCGGTGCCACGTGGTTATAGAAGTATGAATAAAAATGAAGCATTAAAAGTATTGGAAGAAACGAAAAAACAATTAGAAACTATTCTCGCAAAGGACTGTTAAGATATGCCGCGTCAGCCGAATTATGGTGAACTGATACCGCTTAAACCGCAATCCAAGGCAATGTCCCGTATTGCGGACTCGGAATTGGATACGGATATTCTTCAAGCAAGAGTACCTGCGGGGTTTGGCTTTGATTATACGGATAATATAGAATTACATTTTTATGATTCTCAAAATAATTTGGTCAATACAACCATTATTCCCGTTGCATCAGGAATGGTGTCGGTGCGAAGTATAAGTTTGCCCGATGGGGGCATTGAAGAAAAAGTTATTATAGATATGGCTCGTGTACAAACGGAGTTGGGATTGTTCTTAATGCCGGGCACGTATACCGTAACTATTAATTTATTTTCAGATGAAATCGGTTCGTACGGTAATAAGAAATTAACAATTGAAGAAATTTCTCCATCTCGTACGGAACTGCGTCTTGGGTTTAATGTGCGATACACCGATACAGAATCATCAGAATTGTTTGAATTTATTGAACCGTCACTACCGCGAGTTGTTGCTGTAGGTACAATTGGTAGTATTGTTGGGCATAATGAAGCAGAACTAATCACGCAGGTAAAAGAACCACCACAAACACAAACTCAGATGTTTATTACTGATGTAAATGTGGAGTTAGAATCGTTAGTCCCAACGATACAGTCGGACTTAACTACTATTGAATCTGCATTACCAACTGAATTAAATGATACGATTGCTATTGCGGGTGAATATGTGTATGAGGAATTTGTAAAGTTGTTAGAAACTACACTTACGAGTAAAACATTTGATCGCTTACAAAAAAATGAATTAGATGTACTGATTGAACAAGCAGTCGCAAACGCATTTGCAAATAATAATATTGATGTATTCGTCAAAGCCAAAATTCAAATAATTTGAGGTAGGGTATGGCAAACGCAGCAGAGTTTCTACGATTTTCTACAAATAAACTAACAGCGGATTATAAACTCCGTACCCGCACTGCCGTCCCGGGACAAAACATCACGGTTACGAATATATCACCTGACTATGAAGTAACGGTAGTAATTGCAGGAGCGTTCGACGGTGCAACCGTTACGCCTTCGCAAGTAATATTAGTGCCAAACCAAACTAAGACATTTACCGTTACCTATGATATTGCGTATTTAGAAACATTACCAGCAGGAATCGTTACTAGTAATGTTAATTTTGCGGCAACGGCACGGGCACTCTTTATTCCAACACACGCCGATGTACCACCACCGTCACACACCGATGTACCGTCACACACCGATACACCACCACCGTCACACGACGATGTACCACCACCGTCACACACCGATGTACCTTCACATGCCGATGTACCTTCACATGCTGATGTACCTCAACCGGACACTGTTACGATCTTACCGGCGTCCCAAGCCATTACGACAGGGGCAGATACAACATTCACCGCGATAGTACGAAATGCCAGTGGCACTGTATTGACGAACAGATTGATCACCTGGTCTTCGTCTAATTCTGGTGTTGCTACGATTTCTACTAACGGAATGGTCATGGGAGCAACAGCAGGTACAGCGACAATCACCGCTACTAGCCCCGGAGCAGTGCAGGACACAGCCACGATCACTGTATCTGCACAGATAGTAGAACAGGATACTATTACGATCTCACCGGCGTCCTACGCCATTACGACAGGAAACTCTACAATATTCACCGCAATGGTAAAGAATGCCAATGGCATCCAACTCAATAAACCGGTCACGTGGAATTCGTCTAACCCTGGGGTTGCTACCGTTGTACCTACCGGAATCATCATGTCACAGAACTCAGCCGCACAGTTCGGCGCCGGGACCACCGTCACCGGAGTAACCGCAGGTACAGCGACAATCACCGCTACTAGCGGCGGAATATCGAGCACAGCCACAATCACTGTATCTGCACAGAATAATGTAGTTACGGTTATGGTATCCCCGAAAGAACGTACAATATTTGCAAACCAGCGCGAGACACAACAATATACTGCTCAATTGATGGTTAATAATAGTCCAGTTGATGCGACATTTACGTGGAGTCTAGGCACTCCCTTCGGTCCACCAGGATCAGGATTTAGTATTGGAAATGCGGGGTCGGTCGTAGCGCAAACCGAAGGATTCTATTCAGCAACTGTTATAGCAACAGTGGATACGCCTATTGCGTATCGTGGCGCAACGGATACCGCACCAGCAGTGGCAAATATTAACCCGCCAGTATCAAAGACATACACACTGGAATTAGTGCACCCCGAAACTCTGACTCAAAATACCAGTGATAAAGTGACGGGCACTATATACGAAGATGGCGTACCAACAGATATTCCCGTTAGCTTTACTATAGCATTTGCTCCCAGCACCAGTGGTGGCAGTGATGACGACGACAATACTCGGGACTAAGATAATACAACAATCTTTTCACACTAAGGAATTCTATATGTCAGAGATTACAATATCAGCCAATAACGGACCAGGAACATACACAATTATTGGTACGGCGACCACACCAACCGGAATAATCAATAATGAGATTTTCATTACTGTAGCACGTACAGCGGTACAAAAGACCACAGTTATAACGACCGGCGGCGGTGGTGGTGACGGCGGTGGTGGTGTTGGTGACGGGCAGACAGAAAGTATTGCACAACAATTTCTAGCATAATAATATAGAATGGCTGACACATTTGTAGAAGCGGGCGCCGCACAAATACAATTAATTGTATACATATCTATGGTTGAAGTTCCATCTTCAGCCACAGATGTGTCGCTGGTGTTGAACATTGCTCCATATGATGCTGTGTTGGTGCCCTTACAACAAGCCATTGTCACCGTCATTCAAAATAGAATTCATACGATTATTGCGGCGTATAGTGACCCCGATAGATTTCTTAAAACCTTATTAAATTTTGGTGATGATACTCACAAGATTATAACCAATTGGCGATATGACCCCAGAGATTCATCCAAATTATTGGTGAAGATGTTGGAGCCAGTGGACTTCTCCTTTAATCAAGGGCAGAATGTCTTTGTCAGTCGTGAAGTGGCTAATACAATTATTGATACAATTAAGTTTGAATTATTACCAATCCCAGATACCACTCCGTATCTTCGTCCATTAAATGCAGATATCACCATTATTAACCAGGTTAATAGTTTACGGGATAAGACATTACAATCGATTGGAATTGATACCCAGGGAGTCAGTGATAATTACGGCAATTATAGTTTTGCCAATGAAATTTTGCGCAAGTGGTATACCGACGATTATCGGTCAATAGAATTAAATATAGACTTTACGGACTATACCAATTTCGTATCATACGGATCAGCAGAATTACGATTGGCAGCATTTCGTCAAAAATTAACACGGATCTATGACCTTGAACAAAGTTCACGGTTCATTACAGCAATCGCAACATCCTCCGTATTTGGCGTTGCACAAAATATCATTACCACGCCCATAACGATTACCGTACCCACGCAGTCATATGCAAGCCCCTTAGTTATTCTTCCACCAAGTGGTTCATTAACTACTTCCTCCCTGTCTTCATATATCGTATTCACCCCGAACCAACTTACATCGGCATCAGTATATATTCAAGAAGGATCAAAGAAAGCTGCCTTAGAAATTGAACAAGTTATTCGTAGCTTTGATGGGTACGAACGATATTTGTTCTATAATTCAGGAAGTGCATACAGTGCCAGTGCATACTGGGCAAACAATGGTACGGAATATCATGCGGATGGCACATGGCCTAAGCGCCCGAACGGAACATTATATGCACCAGCGGATCAAACGGCAATCACGTGGTACAGTGCACAAAGTGCTATTGGTAATCGGTACGACGAATCTAATCACAACCTGTTGTCAAATGCAATCCCGGCATATCTGCAAGCAGATCCAGACTCCGCAGAATTTATCAAATTTACCAAGTTGATTGGGTATTTCTTTGATAATATAAAGTTGTATATTGAAAATATGAATACTATATATGACCGAAATACTATTGCCACGCAAGGTATGTCGCAAGATTTGGTGTGGTACATTGCTCAGTCATTTGGAGTAAAATTAACAGACCCCAATGCAGCAACGGTACTATACGATTATATTGCGAATGGGTCACTAACGAAACGCAGAGAACTTACATCTGAATTCTTCAAGAGATATCTGCACAATGCATTATATCTTAACCGACTTAAGGGTAGCCGTGAATCGCTTCGGGCGTTATTAAACATTTATGGACTGAACGAACAAATTGTTAGTATTCGTGAAAGCGACACAGCAACCACGGGCAGCTTTGAAATCTTTGATGAAAATACCTATGCATTAAGATTTAATTCGGGTTCATATTTATCCCTGCCTATGTCGGCCTCTGTGAGCGCGTCACAGCGACTAATGTATACGGCACAGGTGAGATTTAGTCTACCGACAACAGTACAAACAACCACCGTGGCGACTGGTGATAACCGCTGGCATCTACGAGTAGTACCTCATCCGTCATCATCGTCCACATTAGGACGTATGGAAGTTACCAATAATAGTGGAAACGTGTTGCTATCCAGTAGTTATGCGCAATTCTATAATGAAGAATATTATGATGCCATGCTACGATGGAACGCCAGTACAGTTAACCTTCAAGTGGCACAGGCCGATGGAGAAGAAATACTATTCTCATCCAGCATGTACACCACCGCGTCATATCTCATAACTGCATTACCATTAACGCAATATATGAATGTGGGTGGTTCTGGTTCGTTAAGTCTTGGAAATTTCCAAGGCTCGGTGGACGAAATTCGTTTGTGGGGAGAAGAACTGTCGGATGCTACATACAAGAAACAAGTATTAAATCCAGGCAGTTATGCGGGTAATACGTACGACTCTGCAGCAGAAAGATTGTATATCAAATTATCATTCCATAAGCCCACAAATCTTAATATATCTTCATCACTAAATGATTCGCCGTATAAACATAAGGATGGTGCATCAGACATTACAAAACCATTACTAGACAATCTTACGGCTATACTCCCACATGGCTTTACGTCGGTTACTGCGTTTCCATATCAAGCAGAGCGTATTCTTCGTCGTGTCTATCAATATACGACCAATGGCGGTGCAGCGTCCTACGGCAGCAATAAGATCATTATCGCCCCACCTGCTGTTTTTACAGAAGTTACACCGTTGAACGAACCGATACTCCATCGTGATAAGAGTATTGTATCTATTGCCGCACGTACCCTGCAGCCACAATCCAAGCGATTTGTTGGATTCTTTGTATCGCCAACCGATGCGGTGAATAATGTTATTATTCGTGCACTGGGCAACATTGATATCAATAATTTGATAGGATATCCGGGGCATCGCTTCAAAAAGTCATATACGGCGTTGGAAGCCTATAAAAATTATTATAATAAATATTATGGAGTAGCGGTCAATGTTCCAGAATTTGTGAAGTTCTTTGACCAATTGGCTCCAACATTGTTTGACCAAGCACGACATTTGATACCAGCAAAAGCTACATTATCAACTGGTGTGGTCATAGAGCCAAACATATTGGAACGTGCTAAGGCACTATTTGATCGACCGATACAATTGAGTGGCGCTAATACACGAATCACGACCGCCACCAATTCAAACTTCGTTCTATCTACAGAAACTACACTGTCGATCAGAAGCGATTATATATCATCAAGCGCGTTATATAACAGCTATGAAACAGCGGTCACTATAACCTCTGGCAGCGTACAGCCATCGGGTGTCATTAATATTAATTATGATGCGGTGTTTTCGGCGGTTAGTGCCAGTGTTATTGGATTGTTGAATGATTACGACACCACAATTATTGCACAGTCACAATCAGTCTTGTCAGAACAATTGACCTATACGGCACCCGCTATTACCAGTAGCGCCTTAATGCCGTACGCCTCATATGTCACATATGAAGCAACTACGAACATAATTACCGATGACAGTATATCTGCACAAAATAATACGTACGCAAGCACGATACCAAGCAGTATGATATCTGGCAGCGATGCATTGAATATACATTATGCGAGCAGTTCTATTATTACAGAAATCAGGCCACGCGCGGATTTTGATGATTATGGGGTAATCAATTATTTTAACCAAGCAGCAGGTATTTATACGTTTGAACGAGTACAAAAGACCATGCTTGGTATAAATCAATACAATTTCTTGACAGGATCTGCTGCAACCTGGTCGTTTGGTACTATTTATAATAGAAATGATGTGGTGGCGCAACACAACTCCACTGGATCCGCGACAAACGGGGACGGAAAATACTACAGATTTGTGGCACAGAACGCGCCAATAAAGTCCTATAATAATCCATCAGTCGATCAAAACAAATGGGTGCCTATTTATTACCATGGGACTGCTATTGAAAAGCCATACCGTGTGGTGTTTGATGTTAATAAAAATGTCAATAATGCAGCAGGATTGGAAACACTGCCACTAACTATAGTAGACATAGCCAGACCAATTAGCCAACCAGGTAGAGTTACCAAACGGTTGGGAATCGCTACGATTATCAGCGGATCATCGGTATCTGGTCGGGTTAATTTAGATAAGATTTCTAGTTTATTTGGAGTACAATCTTCTCACGATAATCTCCGTATTAGATTGTATGATAATGAAACTCGTCAGTCTGCTGATGCGACTCGCTCGATTGGAGTAGAACCTATTGGTAGCCACGGGGTATTATTTGACTTTGTAATTGGATCTGGGAGTTCGGGGATTTTCTCATTATACCCACCGGTGACGATTCTTAATAATGATGGGGTGGTAAAGGCGGCTATATATTATACGGTAGATAGTTTATCTGCCACAAATACAACGGCTATCGTGTTGAACTTTAATTATTTTGCAATAGAGGCACAACCAATTATTCCAGTAGGTTATCTCCCACGGCACTATAAGTTCTACCGAGATAATCTATTATCAACAAAACGGCGTAATTATTTGGGATGTCTACAGACTCAAGATACCACCACGGACGGCAAACCACCAGTAGAAGTTACTTTAACGGCAGGTACCGTTATTACCGTGTCACCAAATATCTTGACTTCCGGCGAAAATTTGGGTGGAACTAACCTAAATGTGTAATAAAAAGAATTTACAACATATTTATATTTGACAACTTAAGTACAAAAGGGGTACTAACTATGGGATATCTTAATAATGCAACGGTCACCGTTGACGCGATTTTGACCAAGAAAGGTAGAGAACTACTTTCGAAGGGGCAAAGCCAATTTAACATCACACAATATGCGGTCGCAGATGACGAAGTAGATTATACTTTGTATAATACGGGGCACCCGCTAGGCACGAACTATTATGGTTCGGCTATTGAAAATATGCCAGTATTAGAAGCGTCACCAGACGAAACACAGGTTATGCGATATAAGTTAGTATCGCTTGATCGTGGAACAAAGGAAATTCCAACGATTTCATTTGGGTATGATGCGATTAATCTTAACTACAACGATTCTGTCAATATTACGCCAAGTACCACCAACGGACTACAAGCTGGGGGATATACGGCGATTCTATATGATGGAACGATTGCTACTGTAGCAACCGGTACTCCGTTGTCCAGTGGTACCACGACACCATTCTTTAGTGCAACATCGGCTATATCAGCAAATGCCGTGGTGCTTCAAGGGCTTTCATTTAGCCTTGCAGCCAAGACACTTACTGTAACTCGCACCACACAACTTACCGTAGTCAACAATCTCACAGGCGCAACTAAGACTGTAACTGTTACAGTCAATGCCAAGCCTACAACGGCTTAATAGAGGTTTAATATATGCCAGTTAGAACATTCGTTCCCTTTAATGCTGCCGATGATATCGTAGTTGCAAATCAAACTACAGTAACGCTGGGGTTGTGGTCAGGTGACACGGGAAGCTTAACAGCTTTCTATTCATCAAGTGATCAAATTAGTAGTAATAGCGGTAAGTATTATTTTGACATCTACAACAAAGATGTTACGGATGCTACCGCAGAAGTACAATTTGCTGTTGCGTATGGACACGTAAATGGTGGTGGTAGTCCGACATTAAATCAAGATCCGAACACCACATTAGCTACCGAAGCAACGTATTTACAATATAAAAACATTTTGCTTGGTGCAACCGACGATTTGTTTACATTTGGTACACATCAATCAAATCACGTTTATATTATCAATATTGAACGTGCAAGACTTCGTGAACAATTTGATCCGGGTAATTGGCAATTATCGTTGTCAGGTTCCAATGGATTATTTACCTTCATTGATGATAGTGGTCAGACCTTAAGTGCAAAGTCTGCAACTGCAAGGTCCGGTCGTATATTTAATGTAGTATCGGGGTCATTATCGGGCGTTAGCGGCAGTACAATTATGACGGGCAGTACTTCGCAGTCAGTAGAAGGCGGTACCTTTGGGCTTTGCTATCCAGATGTAGGTATTGTGATATTGAATCCAGACGCCATCGTACCAACCGTAGGATTCTATTCAGCATCAGGAACCTATTCGGGCTGCGCCACGGCATCTGGGGAAAATTTCTACGCTAATACTGTCGCCGCCAACGTTGGACGCCCGTTTGCACCATTTACGGGATCGTTGACTGGCACCTTTGAAGAACAATATAATCATGCTGGATTGGTACGTTCAATTCGTGCTGCTGGTGAATTTGACGCCCGTTCCGCAGAAACTATTTCGTCAACACATTACTTTGTACGCTTGAGAAATAAGGACTTTAATTATTCAAATAACCCAACCTTCTATAACAATACCAATGGGCAAATCTTGACAGATGAGTTCGTACAAGATCCACACGTATATATTACCACGATTGGGTTGTATAACGATAATAGCGAATTATTGGCAGTAGCAAAGATTAGTAGTCCATTGGAAAAGACATTTGACAAGGAAGCATTACTCCGAGTCAGGCTCGACTTCTAATATTAATAGGGAGGTTTTATGAGAGTTCTTAAACCTCTCCCTCGTGACGCATACACAAAAGAACCGTATGTAGCACATGCGTCACAAATATATGAAATTGTTTCGGGGTCAGCAACAAATCCAGACCAAGTAACAATTGATATTGCCAATCAGCCGCCAAGCGATTGGCCTGAATCGGGGGAAACGGGTTACTATAATAGTGAAACAGGCATTTATGCCTATCAACTATTTGCATTCTTGAAATCTAAGTTGTACTCTACGGCATCATTAATACAGTATAGTACAGCCTCGGTTTCTTCTATAACGCAGTTTACTCCAACGGGTTCGTTGTATGTCTTTAATTTGGCAAACGAAGCAGTTGGCGATGGCATCGTAGAAGGATCGTTTAGTATCAATGTAAATGGAACTACTAAAATAGTAGATGATACGTATGGAAGATTACATGTCAGTGGTAGTGCCGCAGTAATCGGAAATATTTTTTATAAGCACGGTATAGCAGTAGTTAAAGCAAATGTTACCGCATCAAATCAGTCAGCATCACCAGATGGATTGCGAATTGTTAGCTACATTCCATTGAGTGCATCGTTTACCTCGTCAACAACAATTTACGAACACAAAATCTTATGTAGATTGGAGCCAACGGAATTTACGAATACATTCTTCAATCCAAGTATGAAGTTCTATACAGAAGTTACGGGGTCGTATGTTAGTGGGTCAACAACGGTTACATATGCAAACTATAACTTAACTGTAAACCCATCAGCGTCGGCTACTGCATCATCTGGTGAATCGTTAATAAATCTGTTTGCATCAGGAACTATAGTACCGTATGTTACGACTATTGGATTATACAATGATTTACAATTGGTTGCGGTAGCAAAGTTAGCACACCCTATACCAAGAACAAAAAATGTTCCACAAACTTTCATTGTAAAGTTTGATACATAAGTGGAGAATTTAGATGTCAAAATTATTAGATTTATTTAACAGTTCAGATTACGCACGATTGAGTAGTATGCCAGCCAATAACGGCACACCCAGAACCTTTAGTGTTCGTAAACAATCTAACACAGATTCGGTAATTCAGCAAGAGAATGCGGTCAACTTCATTGATGCGGACCAGAAAATTCAAACGGAATTTACCGTGGACGAAGCAAAGAACGCCCTGTCAGCTACGGGTATTGCAAAGGACATGGGCACGGATAATACAAAGTTTACCGCTGCTGCACTCGCCACGTATGATACACGTAGTAAGGATCCAAAATTAATTTATATTAATAACAATACCAGTAAGTTAATACAACGGTATGTTGCACCGTCAACCGCTGCAACTGCCGGTAAGCAATATTCGGCAATGAATCACAAAGCCCCTGGAGTAGTATTAGGATATACACCAGCGTAATACCAAAACTTAAAGAGGTTACATGAAGACTCGAAGCGCAAAAAACAAAGGGAAACGACTGCAGAACGCAATTCGTGACCGTATACTAGAACACTTTCCACAGCTAGAACCCGATGATGTTGTTTCGACACTCATGGGA